GCTACCTTTGCTACCCCTGCCGCTCGCCTTGCTTGCTCATGGCGGGATGCCATATCGAACCCTAAGTCGCTACAAAGCCCTTCTCTCAGGTGATCTCCGTCTACCAAAAAGGCACGGGGTAGTACTTTTGCGAGTTCTTTTGCCAGTGTGCTCTTACCAGAACCGGATAACCCTGTTAGCCAAATAACCATGATCAGTCTCCAAATGTGTAGTTGTAAGTTTCAATATCACTGCGGTAGATACCGGCGACCACTGCCTGAGTATCGCTGTCATAGTACTCGGTATACCGCGCATGGTCACTAGTATTTCTAAATAAAAGCGGAGTACGGGGAGTTTCGATATGGCTACACACTTCGGCGAAATCATCCTTGATGTTCTCGAATCGGCACACCTTGTCTATCCGGTGGTGTTCCCAATAGACCTGAGGGAGGAAGTGCGGGACAATCTTTGACCACTGCTCGATTACCTCGGGTGTAATCTCGTTGCAGAAGGCAGTGAATGTCTTGTAAGGGGAGAGTGTTCGTTGCATCGCTTTGTCATTGGGGAAACCCCGCCCTCCCGCTTTGAAGTAAGTGTAAGCTGAGAGTAGACGATCCCAAGGATTGCGAACCACGGAAAACACGAAATAGCTTGAGGGAGTACGCCGCCGGATCTCTTGAAACCGACGATGTCCTCGGATACAGAGCCCTAGCGAAGTACATATAGCCACACCGGCTGTCTTAGGGATGTGGACGAAAGTTGTCTTTAATCTATGATTAACTACTGACATTTTCTAATGCCTTCCGTTGAATTTTGGGGTTTGAGCACTAAGAGAATATGTACGAAGTAAACGGAGAGTACCCATGGATTTCATCGAAATCGCTTTTGTCTGTAGCGCGTGTCTACATGCGGTCACGCTACTAAACTTACACTGCCACCACAAAGAAGTCAAGTCCCATTCGGAAAGAACCCAAAAATTATTGCAGATGCTTCGGGCCTTGAAGGACCGACCAGAAGAAAGAAAGAAAGCCTTGACTTGGCAGAGCAGACTAAACGACCGCTTGCAATAAGCTGAGTCTCAAAGACACCAAAAAACCTCGCGTGCGTATGTATGTGCGGGGGGGCGCGCACGCGCGTGCTCGCGCGTATGCATACACGGGGGCGCATGCGCGCTCGCAATTTTAAATTCTAATTATTTAATAATAGTACTATACTACGTATAGTACCACCACTAAACAATTCGACTCAAAATTGACTCCTCTCTTTACTACGTAAAGAGAGTCGTATGAAACGACTTTGTATAATACACAAAAATTTGCAACCAGCCCCCTACGGGGGCTTTTTCGCAGCTTGAAATTCTGTGACAATTTTGTCGTTCCCTTGTGTTTCGCTTCGCTCAACTCCTCCGTTCGCTTCGCTCACTCCGCGCCTTCGGCTTGGCGTGGCTCGGTTCCTCGCCACCCGACTCGGGGTTCCCCCAAGAAAAACATCCATCAGAAAAAACATCCATCAGATTTTTCCCGATGGCGATTTTCCCCCAACCCCCTCCCCCAATTTTTGGAAACCGCGGTTGCATTATCAGGGAATTGGTATAAGTTTATCTCGGTACCGGTATACGAACCCCAAAAAACAGGAAAACGACATGCCTCGGTCTCAACTCCAAAATAAAACCCGTGTGAATGTTCTGCTTGAGAAGGATGAGTACGAAGCGTACAAAGCTGACAGCTACGACCTTGGAATTCCATTCAATGCTTGGGTGCGGATGAGCCTCCGCCAAGCGACAGGATGGCACCCCCCTCCCCGTGACATCCCCCGGAATGCGGTGACATCAGCATGAAAGCGAAACTAGATAAAGAAGGGCATCTTTTTATCGACCGTCGTGGGGTGCTGAAGCAGCAAGATTGCCGGTTCACCACTTCGTGGTATCGAGCGAAGAAGGGGTATCAAGCAGGTAAGATGGCTCCCGTAGGAGTGCCATGCACAGACCATTGCCCCCTAATGGGGGAACCTGTGGAGCAATCAGATGGGACGGTACTACTTCAACTTTGTCATGGGCGCACCCTTGTTCTAACAGAGTTAGAGGACCTCCGAGAAGCGGGAGAACCCACTCCCAAGCTATCTCCCCTCCCCAATGCCAAACTACTGCCTGTAGAATGAACGACCCCACCGACATTGCCGGGACTATCGGAGAAGCCCAACACTCCATCATGGATAAGGAAGCGAACTCACTAGGAGTCCCTCAGAATCACGTACAGGAGTTTGTCACTGTGAGATACATGCCGCGACTCTCCCCCGAACAGTTGGAGACAAAGGTGACACACAACAAAGTAACAGTCCTGTGTGGTGCGTTAGCTTTTCGTACCATGAAGACGCTTGCTGGTATGTCAGCAGGCCAGACAAGTTATGAATTCATTGGAGATCCTGATGCAGACAAAGCTTAGATTACCAACGAGGTCCCGGACAGTGACGGTCATTCTGTTGGACGCACGGGGAGTGCCCGCAAAGAAAGTCTACCGGGCGAAGATGCAGTTCCCCCTACCTCTCTGCCGAGAGGGAGCGCACGCACGTTTCCCCATCCCTGAGTTTAACGCCAAACCTGAAGGGATGGTATGCGATGTAGCTCCCACTGCATTGACAATAGTTTTCCCATTCGTTGACCCGGTAGACACCCTGCATGTCCGCACTAAGAAGGTCCTAACTTTTGACGAGATCGCAGACTTGTTCCAAAAATTTGAACCCAGACTCAAAGAGGTAAAAGCCTAATGATAATTGAAGATAATCCCCCCACCGAGCAGAAGTACACCTCTGACTTTATTGCACCTGAGGTATTCTCACAATTCGTAGAGAGAGGTCCCGTCCCCTCCAGCATCGTTCGGCCATATGAGGAGGAGTATATCAAACTCTCTTCCGAGCCTGGGAATGGTGGCGGACTGTTTGTCACCTGCCATGCGGTAGTACGTAGTTCCTCAGATGGACCTAAATGGTTTATCACGGAGGAGGAGAAAGGGATAGTCTGTATCCTCGTGCGCAGCCAGCACGATGAGCTGGTCGCTAACAATATGGAGGTATCTGCTGTTCGGATTATTGGAAAAACCCGCTCAGGAAAGAGCGTCCTCTGTGAGGCAGTAGCGTGAACGAGAACGCCTACCACGACCCGTACATCACCATACAAGTCTACAGCCTTATCCCGTGTATGCCCCTCACCATTGGGAATATCCCTTACTTTGACGAGGAGGCGGGTTGGTCCGACTCCCAACGGAGGGTCAACCATGAGCGCAAACGTTTGCAAGAGGCGGGAGTGGTCTTTTATCGGGATGACCAGATAGGCACACCCGCGATAGACGTTGAACCCCACGAGGACTTCGACGCCTTCTACTCGCATTTTGTGGTCGATGTAGATTCATTTGAGATCGTCAAGACGTTTGTCGAAGACCGCCCGTGTAAGGTACTTTGGAAGTACGACGGCGTTGTTCGCCGCGACTTCACTGACTGACTACCAAAGGTCGAATTATGGAACCAGTTTGTAATAAGTGCGGGTGGTCAGGGGGGCACCTGAAGCAGCACGAGTCTCTCTTGTTATGTAACAAGTGCGCCCCCCTCCCTTCCTCAGAAGATGTAAAGAGGAAACTTATTGAAGTTTCCCAGAGCCGAAGAGAAGAACAACGTCAGCGGTTTGCTAGGAGAACAAATCCTGCGGAGTATTTGGAGGACCTAAGTGCAGATAAGCCAGAGTTTTTCAAAGCACTGGAGGAGTACCAAGCAGGTAACTACACTTTGGTTGACGGGGGGTACGATAGCTTCCTAGCATGGGCAGCCGACCGAGTATACCACGGTGGCTACGAGGTACCCGACTGGATGGAGAAGAAGTTCAGAGCCAGATGCGCGTACTACTGCGAGCAACGCGCCAGCGGCTATGACTTAGTTTCCTTTGAACGAGGGGGCCATCAGGTGGATGAGTTAATCTCCATGTGTTATGAAGTAGTCACCGCCCTCAATGAGAAGAGCGTAGAGATCCTCGCTAGTATACGGGACCAATACAAGAAGCGGGGTTGGATTTCACCAAAGCAGCTTAGTATGTTGCGAGTTATAAGGGAAAAGGGGTTAGAGCATTAAATGAAAGACTTCCGTAAAACACCGGCTGGCATTACCGAGGTTGAAGTTGTTTCGGCAGAGCTAGTCCCTACAGAACCTCCTGACGAACGTGAGCTAGTTACCAAGAAGGCAAGCCGCCCTATACCTACGAAGGACGAACGCGAGGACCGGATGGCAAAAGTCTGGGAGATGCGTTTACGGGGAGTCTCTACTAACAACATTGCAGCGGCACTCAATATAGACAAGAACACGGTGTATGGTGACCTCAAGGCTCTAGGGCGTAGGTTCCGGGAAGACATCCTCCACACAGATCCCCTCACGATGGTCGCTGAGAACCTCCAGTGGTTAGAGGAGTTGGAGCGGGTAGCTTTGTTTGAGGTAGCTCGCTCTGATAAATCGAAGAGTGTTCAGGAGGTAGTTACTCAGGAGGGTAAGGTGGAGAAGGTTGTGATCGACCTTCCTGACACCGGGTCGAAGTCACGCTTCTACCAAGCAGCCCTCAAGGCTCGTGAGATGCGGCTGGACCTGCTTTTCAAGACGGGGGTTATACCAAAGAACCCTGAGGAACTTTTCAAAGGTCTTGAGCGTTTTCAAGAGAAGAATGAAGATATAGGAACAACCGCAGAGCGATCAGAGGAAGACATCAAGGAATCAATCGACAATCTCTTGAAATACGGGAACAAAATGTAACCGAGATGTATGTATGATAGATAGGTTGGATAAGACCCAACTCGCGGTAGCAGAGAAGTTACTACAGGTTCGGCATAAGCGAGTAGATTTTGCAAAGAACCACCACCGTAATACTCGAAACCACAAGATGAATTTCGATAAGTGCGACCACCTGTTATCTCTGTACAACACTCTATCTCGAAAGGTGGTAATCAAAGGCTCCACGCAAAGTTTCAAAACTGAGTGGGCTATTGTAGACTTGTTCTCACAAGCCGCCTGTGGTTTGAGTATTTTCTACGTTCTACCCAAGCACGACCACAAAACTGCCTACGTACAGAACCGCATAGACAAGTGCATCCAGCAGGTTCCTGAGTACAAGAAGTATTTGTCATCAGGGTTCTTCGATAATACCACCATGAAGAACTTCGGTACGGGGGTCATCAAGTTTGTCGGATCAAACGTCCGATCTGACTTCCGCGAGATGCCCGCTGACGTTCTTACAGTAGACGAATACGACGAGTGTACCCTCAGTAATATTAGCTACGCGACTGACCGTATCGGGGCTAGCCCCTACCAGATTACTCGGTTCATAGCTAACCCCACCGCGCAGGGGGTAGGCATCGAAGAGGAGTACAGTAAATCTGATAAACGGGAATGGTTTGTTGAGTGCTCCTGCGGGGAGTGGAACCCGCTGGATTGGTTCAAGGTATTAGTGACCCCAATATTGGACAATGATGGTGTCCCTGTTGACTACGAGTTGATGGATAAAGATTGGCGATTAGGTAAGAAACTTTACCCCATCTGCCCTAGCTGTGGAGATCCCTTTGAAAGATTCGGGAGAGGGCAGTGGCAACCACAGAACCCCGATAGTGGCTTTGAAGGGTATCACATCTCCCGCCTACAGTCTAAGCTCAGTTCTCTTGCTGAGTTATACCTAGACTTCAGAAACTCGGTAGGAGACACTGAGCTAATGAAGCATTTTTGGACATCAGTACTGGGTCACGGTTACTCAGGTTGGGGGATTAAAGTAACCAAAGAACTACTCGCGAAGTGTACAGATGACTACGTGATGCACTCTCGGAAGGGGGGTGAGTATTATTGCGTGGAAGGGGACTTCCACCCCGGACCCTGTTCCATGGGCATCGACGTAGGAAAAGTCTTTGATGTCCGGGTATCTCAGATGATGCCTGATGGCGGGAGAAAGATGGTATTCGTTGGGAAGATCCCATCTAAGGAAGACCTACTAAGTATTGGGGAACGGTATAATGTAAAGTTTGCTGTGATTGACTCTATGCCTGAAGCGAAGATTGCACAGGAGTTCCAAACAGAAGCACCTTTCGCCGTATACATGAATAGGTACGGATCAGATGGGCTAGACCGTCTAATGAAAGTAGATAAGAAACAGCACTTCATTACTTGTGACCGGACCACCATCTTGGATAAGACATTCTCTGACCTAAAGGCGGGTCTTAATATCTTACCAAGGAACTTTGCCAACCTACTTGGGGGAGAATACCTCCAAGAGATGTTATTTTCAGTACGTGAAAGTGTTACTGACAGTAGCGGCAATACTAAATTTATCTGGACAAAAGGCAAGGACCACCATAGACACGCAGATGTGTATGATTTCCTTGCCGCGCGGTTAGCTTCTACTACATCCGTGCCCATTAACATTTCAATAGTCTGAGGATACCATGGCAGAGGATCAAGATAAACCTACCGTAAAGGCATACATTATCAATGATGAGGTTGTTACGGCGGAGGATCTAATCAACCCCGGCTCATCCTTCTATAAGATGTACCGAAAGTCAATGCCGGGCAGCAATCAAGAGACATCTAAAGACCCCACCGCTGAACAGATATCCGAAACTGATATTGTTGAACCCCGATACGACACCGATATGCTTACGCTCCTCCTTGAGGCGGAGCCAGTCCACTTCAGGTGTGTGTCGGCAAAGACAACTGACTCGGTAAAACGGCAGTACCACATAGTAGGTGAAGGCGAGGAGCAACCTGACGAGGACGAAGCTAAGTTACTCAAGACTTTCCTGATGACTTGTAATGATGTCGATGGTTTTGAGGGGACGCTAGAAAAGGCGTCACTAGATCGTGAGAGCGTTGGGTATTGTGCCATTGAGGTGGTGCGGTCCCTTGATAAAAAGATTAGGCACCTTTACCATTTACCAGCCAATCGTATCCGAGCTTTGAAAGGGTTCCGGGGGTATGTTGAGTCAACTCCTTCAGGGAGGAAGACCTTCTACCTCCCATTTGGCCAAAAACTCCTTAGCCCTTCTCGAACAGATCTTAGAGGGGAAGCCGAGTTTTACGACCCCCTCCTCGATGGGGAGATCTCAAAAGCAAGTTGGAATTTACGATCCCGTAAAGACCTCTCACAGGGCGAGGACATAGCGGCGTCTGCTAATGAGATCTTGTTCATTCCAAAGTTCCACCCCCGGTCCATGTATTATGGTCTACCAGATATCATCCCGGCGGTAGGGGCGGTGATCGCTAACATAAACATTCGGGATTTCTTTCTACAGTTCTTTGAGAACAACACTGTCCCACAGTATGCCATCATTTTGAAAGGGGCAGAGCTAACGGATGATGTTAAGCAAACCATCCAACAGTTTTTTTCTCGTGAAGTAAAGGGGTCGGCACATAAGACCCTTGTCATCCCCATCCCTTCTTCTATGTCGGACAACGTTGAAGTAGTCTTTGAGCGACTGTCCTCTGATACGAAAGAGGGGTCATTTCAGGAGACGCGGAAAAACAATTGGAATGAAATCGTCATTGCTCATGGTGTTCCCCCAGCAGTCGTGGGTATGGTAGATACCGCCAACCTCGGTTCTGGTAAAGGTGATGCGCAGGCTAAGGTTTACAAGAATCGTGTTGTTGATCCCCTTCGCCTTGGGTGGGAGAGGATCTTATCCAAGTTGCTCTGTAAGGGGCTAGGGATCACTAAGACATTCCTTGAGTTTGAATCTATAGATGTAGAGGACCGGGATGCAGAGAGTGAGCGACTCGTTCGTTACACTTCTAGCGGCACTCTAAGTCTTAATGAAGCTAGGAAACAACTTGGTAAAGAACCCATTCTGGGTGGAGACAGGCCCTTCATTAAAGTCGAGTCAGGTTTAGTCTATGTAGATGAGTTACCAAAACTAACTAGCATCCCCGCTGATGAGACCGGGGCCTAATACTTTGCAAACGTTTGCAGCAACAGGAGTTAATATGAAAATTTTGAAATTCAAAGGTTGCCTACAGAAGTCAGAGGGGTCCTCTTCTATTGTTAAAGGATTTGCTTCCATGAACTCCCCAGATCGGGAAGAGGATCTTATCCCTCCTGAGGCTTTTAATATACCACAGTTCATGGCGAACCCCCAGTTGATGATAAACCACGACTTCACCTATGACGAGAAAGGCAATCAACGCACTGTCGGGAAGATTGTGTATGCGACAGTTGCTATGGTTAAAGATGCTGGGAGCGTGTGGGATGTGATTGATCTCTCTTCTGGGGAGAAGGTTGATACTCTCAGCAAGGAACGACTGCCCGAGGGAGTAACGGGAATGCGGGGTCTATTTGTCCGCGCCTCCGTTGAGTACCTCGACGCACAGGAAATGGTAGCTTCAGGTGAACTAAATTCTTTCTCATGGAGAGGGATAGTTCGCGCGGCTACCGTAGCTGTCAACGGGGTTAAGCGAGTAATCGCAGCGACAATTGATCTTATGGAAGTATCACTTGTCCACATCCCAGCGAACTACAACGCCACATTTGAGATGGCTAAGAGTTTCCAGAAGGGGGTGGAGGGAAGTACTACCAAGAACCTTCAGGCGAGTGATGAGGATACTCCTCTGTCTATTGTTTCAGTACGGTTTAGTGCTGATATCTTCTCAGAAGAGTCGGCAAAAGTTTGGTTAGAAAGTAACGGTTTTGAGTTATCCGCGTTATCAAGTGAGGGTCACGAGTTACATTACCGTGTGTCAGATGAAGAGTATGACGTACTGGAGACCTTGAGTTTCCAGTATGGCAAGGGTATACAAGTATTAGTAGCGAAAGAAAAATCGTATGTACAGTCAAAAGCACAGACAGATGTGTCAGACAAATTGACAAATTTACTCAAAAATACCTTTACACCAAGGAGAAGTGAAATGAAGATCAAGTTCACTGACGACAATTGGGCAGAACTTCAGGGTCTTTTCAAAAATCTCGCCAGCACGGAAGAGAGTTTTGAGAGTATCCCTGAAGAAGGCTCCCAGCTTTATCAAGTCCTCAAACAACTTTCCGATTTCTTCACCACCCCCGCTGATGACGAGTTCAACGATCTCGTCAAATCTCTCTCTTCTGAAGTAACTAAGTCACTTGACCCGGTCCTCCAGACAGTGGTTGACTCAGTTCAAACTCTTGTTGAGACCCTTAGCAAGAGTGCTGCTTCTCCTGACGAAGAGGAAGTTCCTACCCCGGAACAGGCCACAGACGAGGATAGTGATAAGGAGGAAGTGGTAGTAGACGAAGAGATTAAGGGTGCTCCGGCTGCCCCTCAACCAGCTACTAAACAGGCGCAGCTTGTCCACGCACTGGCGGGTCTATTCACTCGTCTGGAGAAAGCGGAGGGGGATGTTGAGACTCTTTCCAAGTCGGTGGCGGCACCGTCAGCGCGAGAGCTTGATGAAGGCGTGACTAAAGATACTAATCCCAATTCGGTCTTCCCTCAGGGCTGGCCTTTTACTTCCTAATTAGGAGATTATAGAATGAACATCGACCCACAGCAACTCCTGTCGAAGACCATTAACGAAACCAACCTGCCTAACTCGGTCCTTAACCGTAAGCAGGCGGATCGTTTTATTGATCTTGTTATTGACCACTCCGTTCTTCTGAAGAGCATCCGTACCCGCAAGGTTGACCACGCTAAAGGCGAGATCAACAAACTGAACCTTGGTGCGATTGTCACCGAAGGCGCAGGCGTCGGCCTGACTAGTGTGTCCACCCGGAGCCCGTCAGAGTCGAAGGTTGAGTACGATACGGTAAAGTATCGTTCGGCGTTTGATCTGGTTACGGACTTCGTTGAGGACAACATTGAGGGTGGCGGTATCCGCGACACCCTACTGAGTATGTTCTCGAAGCGTATCGCCATCGACCTTGAACTTGCAGCCATCGAAGGTGACAGTTCTCTGGCGACTGGTGACGGGCAGTCGGACTCCAACAACTTGCTTGGTGCCAATGACGGCTTCCTCAAGATCTTTGATGATGATGTCCCGGCGGCTAACAAGCTCGACGCGAACAACACTGCTTCTAGTAAGAAGCTGTTCCATGACGCAAAGCGTAAGATTCCCATCCGCTTTCGCGTTGCTCAACCGGATTACCGTTGGTTGGTTTCTCCGAGTGTCCACGACAAGTGGGAACTCGATACCAGCAGCCGTGCTACGGATGCCGGTGACAGTGCTTTGATCGGTGCTGTTATCAGTCGCCCGTATGGTATCCCGATGTACGAAGTGCCGCTCATGCCCGACGACCTGACTATTGGTACGGTCGCCACTGATGGTACTAAGATCCCGTTGACGCCGCTCGACAACCTCATCTGGTTCATCCAGCGTGACATCACCATTGAGTGGGATCGCCAGCCACGTAGCGATAGCTGGGAGGTTACTATCCACACGCGCTGCGACGTGGAAGTTGAGGACGCGAACATGGTTGTCCTCACATCCAATGTCAGCGAGAGTGGTTCCGACTACGCCTAGTCCTAATGGATAAGGCTTGACTGACTGCCCCCACTAGGCTACCACCTAGTGGGGGTTTTCTTTTGCAAACGTTTGCAACCGAGGGAAATACGATGAATAAAGACGCGGTATACGGGGCGCTAGTCTCCATTTGCTTGGCGTTAGCCACCTTCTCTTTGAAATGGACATTCGATACCAATGCAGAAATGAAGGTAATGAATGAGAGGCAGAGTTATGTAATGGAGTCCCTCGATAAGATGTCTCAGAAATCCGAGCTTGATAAGAAGCAGGACTCTCAGCTATCTAAGCACTGGACCCTTCACGGGTGGGCTCGCGATGAGATCAACAAACTACGACATGTTAGCAACCTTGAGCCCGCACCGTGGCCCAACCTATCCTTAACACTCGGGGGATGGGAAGACTAACACAGAGGAGGTACGATGAAAAAATTGTGTATGGTATTAGGCAAAGGCGGGTACACTACCCCGATCACCAAGAGGCAGATAACTGAGGGAGAGCCTTTCCTTTGCTCAGACGAGGAAGCGGAGAAGCTCTTATCACGGGGGTTCTTTTATGAGATACAAGACGAAGAGAAGACCGGAGTGCATGGACTCCGAACCGTGTCTAAGAACTTCCAGCTTTGCCTCCCAGACGATTGGTCAGGTATGGCTATTCTTATTGAGGTACCCGGAGGTATTGGGGACGCTCTCATTGCTGCTAGTGTTGCGCGGTACCTAAAGCAGCGATCCTGTGTAGTAGCGATGAAGCCGAGCCCCTTGGCAGTGCCCTTCTTGAAGATGATTGAGGAAGTAGATGAGGTCTCCCACACCCTACAACGCGATAAGTTCAACGTGGTACTCTGCCTTGCTGACTTCCTGAAAGCTAACCCCCACACCGTGTATGACGGCTGCTTCTATTATAGGGCGTTTCAGTTTCTTAGGATAAGTAATCCCGTATTGAGACTTCCTACGATTGATCGAGTCTCACTGGCCCCAGCAACCCGCGCCCTCCTTCCAAAGAAGAAACCATTGATCGTGTTTCACACAGACGCCTCGGCTACTCACAGGTGCTGGTTCGACGCTAACTGGAGGACCTTATTTAAGAAACTAGGTGATAATTTTAATAAGGTTATTCTTGGGAAAGGAGACTTTAATAAGAGGTTCGGGCCGGATATTATTGACGCATCCTCTCTCGCTGCTGACCAGCAGGTAGCACTATGCCAAGCAGCCGACCTTGCTATCTGCGTAGACTCTTGCTTCCTTCATGTGGCAGGAATATCGGGCACACCCACAGTTGGATTGTTTGGTCCATCTCTAAAGAACAACTGTGCTAGGTTATATCCAAGTGTTAGTGCAGTCCAGCCCGAGTGCCCGTGTGGCACTGTGTATCTCCATCCTAAGCACTGTACAAACGGGTTCGCTTGTCAGAAGAACCTTTCCCCTGAAATGGCATACGAGGCCATCGCTTCTGCACTAGGTATAACTCCTCCCCCGGCCCCAAAGGATAAGGCACGGGTCACCACTGGTGGCATTGATGATCTAATAAGATACCAGCGATTGTTGATAGTCTTCCCACACTATCTGAAAGGTGGCGGTGAAGTAGCTACTCTTGAGGTTGCCCGCCAGTTAAAGGGGTATTTCGATCTTGATGTAGTTGCATTCAACAATTACCGGGTACGAAGCCAAGAGACAATAAAGCATGAGTTAATCTCTGAGTTTGGGGCGACTATCCTTGAAGATAATCATATTGACTCTGATTACCTTTCTTCTTTTGATTGTGTCCTTTTTTACGGGATGAACGAGTCTCTATGCATTGCGTTACGTTCATTGGAGAGGAGACCAGTCACCATGCGAGTAGTGCATACGTCATATCCGGTTGAAGGAAAGGAGTTCACTGAAACTTGGAGTACCGTAATAGATAAGACTTTGTGTGTGAACCCGAGTATATGTGAACAGATCCCCGGATCTTCTCCGGTAGTAAACCCAGTTACACTATCCAAGCTCCAAGGGGCTCCCCATAAATTCTTTTCAGGGGATCGCCCCACACTTGGGTTTATCGGTAGGTTCGACAGTAACAAACGGATAGCATGGCTTGTACGGGCCATGCGGGATCTCGATGCTAACCTTTTAATACAAGGACTCGATAGTGATAGTCTTACTCGGGGGGCGTTGCAGAGAATAGCCTACGAGAGTGGTTGTTCTGAGAAGGTAGTGTTTGTTGACCCTTCCGATAACGTAGGCACGACACTACGCTCCTGTGATGCGCTCTGCCTGCTATCAGAAGCAGAGGCGTTACCAATGGTTGTTCTCGAAGCCGGTTGGGTAGGTACTCCTGTTATCGCCACTAAGGTTGGAGCACTGCCCTCATTGTTCTCCAAAGAAGTGACTTTTGTAAAGTTCACAGGCAAGGGGCAGGACTGCAAGACTTCCTTGAAACGCATTGTCGCAAGGATGAAGAGAGGGGAGTTCCCCTTACCCGGAAGAGTTTCTGCGATGCAGAAGAAGGTCCAAGGGATGTGTTCCCCTGAGGCAGTCGGGGCAATATATTGTAAGGAACTGCGGTCACTTTTTGCAAACTCCCTGAGTTTGCCTCAGACCATACGTTTATCCAGAGAACAGGGGATTGGGGACGTGGTAATGGCTACTGCTGTCTTACATAAGATCAAGGAGTCCATCAACACCCCCATTTCCTTCCACACCTCTCAGGTGATGGAGAAATCTATTAGAGCGACATTCCCTGACATTGAGGTAGTGACCGGGAAGGTGGACCGTAAAGAGTACAAGTACCTAGACTACAATAGTTGTTGGGAAAAAGAGCAACACATTGTAGAAGGGATGGGAGGGTCTAAAAAGGATGTCCAGTTATGGATACCTAAGAGGACAAAACGCCACCGAGGGAGGGCGAAAACCATAGGCATCATGCCTTACTCAAATGCAGGTGCCCAGTTTCGTAGTAAAGAACTCCCCTTCTCTGTACTACAGGAATTCGTTTCCCGACTTTCTGAGAAGTTCCAATGTTTCCAACTAGGTCATTCCAGCGAGGTACTTCTTAATGATGTGGGGGACGAGAGGAGTAACTCTGTGGAGGAACTTATTGATAGTTTTTCTAGGATGCGTAGGGTAGTTGCAGTAGAAGGGCTGGCGAACCACATTGGATACTTGTTACGAAAACCCTCAATGATCATAGTAGGTGGTAGTTCGTCTGAGGAAATATCCTCGTATGATTTACATCATCATACAAAGACTCCAGACCCGTGCCGGTGTTGGGCTAGTATACTTACTCGTAATGTTGGTAAACCATGCAGAGGCTACCCACGAGAAGCCCCTTGTATGAAAGCATTTACTGTGGATTCCCTTATGGAAGAGTTCCAAAAATACTATATGTCAAGTGAGTAATCTGTATCTTGCGGGTTACCACAGGTAGGCACAGTTTCTTTTTAATTCTAGGTGGATTTGATGAGCAATTTTTTGACCGTAAGCGGACTGAAGGCATTCCGCCCCAGTGGTTCCACTGCTGCTTTAGATTTCAGCGACTGGGCAGATAGTGAGTTACAGACAATACTAGATGAAGTGGAAGAGATTTTTGAGTCAGGGACCGGCAATAAGTTCCACTCCTTTTCAGAGACTATCTATGTCAGCGGAGTCCACCAATCCTTCCTGTTTCTCCCCCAACATGGTGCATACAAGTACCCGGTAGTATCCATTACCTCTGTGGAGGAAGTGGACCTAACAGGCACGGTATTGACTACGTATGTTGAGGATACCGACTTCATTGCACACGGGCATTACCTGTACACTAACGTAGCATTCCCAAACACTATCCGGGCGGCAGTGGCCAAAAACAGCTACTGGCCTCGCGGGCACAGAAACATCAAAATAGTGGGCACATTTGGGATGGCAAGTACTCCTGCTGCCGTCCTACGTGCTGGGTACACCTTCGCAGTTGTTAATACTCTCGGTCTTTCAAAGTCGGGTCTCCTGAAAAGCTCGGACCTTGTTAAAGAGGAAGAGAAATGGGACGACTATCAGGTGAAGTACCAGAAGGGTGGCGCAGCGGTACGATCAGACACTGCTACTCCGAGTATCACTGGGTACATCGAGATCGACCGAATCCTCGGCAGGTACGTAAACTATAGCGATTTATTCATGTCAACGGATAATTCAGCCCACCTCTCTCGCATAAGCGAATATGATAATCTAAGAGCACAATAACTGCAAACGTTTGCAAGGACTATACCATGCCTTCCTTTCAACTCTTTAAGAACCTCGGGCAGTGGCTTCGTGGTGAGAACAGTCTCAGCCCTACTATCACATCGACCCCTGCCTCAAGCGTGTCCACCGGCAACACCACAACTGAGCCACTAAGTGCGGGTGCCACCTTTACAGGAACGGCGGATCTAAACGATTACCCTGACGTTATGGTGTCCTGCCAAACTGATGAAGGGGGCACACTGTACTTCGATTTCTCAGTAGACGGAACGAACTGGGGAGAATTCCCAGTTGGTGGTTTTGAACTACCTGCAAATACACATGAGTTCCATACAGCAGTAAAAGGTCCAAGGTATTTCCGAGTACGATTAGTAAACGGTGGAACCGATCAGACGACCCTGAGACTAAAAACTTTCTATGGAGTGTTCGCCGGTAAGCCGAACGCACCACTTGGTCAATCAATAAATGACGACAGTGACGCAATTGTTGTTAAAAGCCTTCAAGTAGGCAAACAGCCGAACGCTGTCTACGCCAACCAAAAGTTGAGCGGGTCAGCATTTTCCACTGCCACCCCACTCAACGACGGCGTGACGTTCGATTCAGGAGTATTGGACAACAGAGGGTTCCAGCAAGTCCAGACCAACATACTTGCAGAT